GCTAATGTAACTGTAACTGGTAATCCGTCTTGGTTAGCATCAACTTCACTCATAGCTAATTTTGCCATAGTAGCTGGGAAAGCTGTAACAGCATCTGCTGTTGAAGCCGCCGCCGCTTTATAAGCATCCACATCCGCAGAAACCGAAGCACCTGCTGAACTTGTGTAAGCCGCAAAACCTACTGATAGTGTTGTTGAACCACCCAAAGCATCATGTCCTAAATAACCCGCAACAATCCTTGCACCGTTAGGTAAATTGAACATTTCGATAGTAGATTGTTCTGCTGATGCTTCGTATGTAGCATAAGCAACTCTTAATCTACCAGCTTGTTCGTTAGTCTTTACCCTTTCAGTCGGATTATTTTGCGACCATTTAGTTTTTTGTACTGAATAAGCCATAATTATTAATCCTCCCTATTATTCGTTACAAGCGATCTCTACCATTTTTTCGTCTTCGATACGAGTAGCACCGATAGTCATAGATAGAAATACTTGTGTTGCATAGTTTTTGTCTGCTCTTTCAGATATTTTAGTTTGAATATCTGCACCTACAGCTAAACCTATTGCTGATTTAGTAAATGCTAGAACTTGTCTGCTTGGTGTAGCATCTTGTCCTAACCTCTCGCTTGTCAAGAATTTGAAACCTAAATAAGTATCAATTTGTCCTTGTGCGAGTGCTTTGATTGTGTTGTAATCAGATGATTTAACTTCTGTTATATTTAAGAAGTCCTGAATTTGGTCTGCAGAACAGATCAAAAATCTAGGTTCATCTGGATCAACTTCATTTGCATCAAGAATCTTTTTAGCTGATAAAAGTTTAGCTATTGTAAGATTCGCTGATCCATGAGCAACCTTCTGACCTGCTGGTAGTGCTACTGTTGTACCACCACTAACTCCGCCATAAGCATTGCCTGTTGCCGCCGCAATGATTGCATCATCCATAGCTCTACCCATTGCATACGCACCTGCTAGTGCATATTCAGATTGAGGTGAAATAAGCATTCTCACTTTGTCTTCATTATCAATCA